CCCCTTCTTTCTCAATATCTGACGAACCCGGGCTGATTCAACAAGGTTCGGGCTTTCCCGCGCCAGATGGCAAGCTTGTTGGGCGGACGGAGCCGAGACTGATCACGCCGGTATTACCCAGCGAGACTTTCGGGCCTTTGGTGGCGGCGTGGGCGGAGACCCACTTGGGCAAGTCGCTGATGGACTGGCAAAAGATAGCCCTCGATGGTCAGTTGCATTACACAGATGAAGGGCTGGTGCACCGGGAAGCGCTGATATCGACTGCTCGACAGAACGGCAAGACCGTCGCGCTCATGGCGCTTATTGGGTGGTACTTGACAGAGGCTCCGGCCATCTGGGGTATGCCACTGAACGTACTCAGCACCGCTCACAAACTAGATCGAGCGTCCGCCATCTTCCGTGAGCTGGCCCCGGTACTCGAAGTGAAGTTCGGCGGTAAGCCGGAATGGTCGTATGGCCGCCAAGCGTTAACAATGCCTGATGGGTCGCGTTGGGAGGTTCGTGCCGCAACACCTCAAAACGCGCACGGTGCCAGTAACGACCTCATCGTTGTCGACGAAGTGTGGAACGTAAACCCAAGTGTCCTCTTCGACGCCCTTCGGCCTTCCACGATTGCGCGCCCTTCGCCACTAATCTCAATGTGGTCGACGGCTGGTGACGACGGCTCGACGGCGCTTCTACTGCTTCGTGAACAAGCCCTCAATGCCATTGACCGTAAAACACCCGGCAAGCTGTTCTTCGCTGAATGGTCGCCTCCGCCCGGGGTGCCAGTGCTCGAGCAACGCCAATGGTGGGCGTGGGCAAACCCAGCCCTAGGGACAACAATCACCGAAGAAGCGCTTGAAGCAGCTTTTCAGTCGCCGGACAAAGCCAGCGTCTTTCGCGCTCACTTAAACCTTTGGATTGCATCTTCAAAGGCGTGGATTCCCGCTGGGGCATGGGACGGCTTAAAGGTTGAAGACATGCCCGAGGGCGGCTGGCTATGCGTCGACCACAGCGTTGACGAGTCACGCTACGCAGGGCTCCGCGCAGCTGTCCGAGCCGATGGGCTGGTCGTCTGCAAGGTCGAATTTGTCACCGACACCGAAACCAAAATGTGGGAGCAAATTGACACGGTGCTCGAGAACCCAAGTGTGCAGCTTGCAATCACCCCGACCCTCGCTTTACACGTCCCGCCCCGGCACGAAAAGCGCGTCACCCAAGTCGGCTACGGCGAACTGCAACGCTTCACGCCACTGGTAAAAGCCATGATCGCCGAGCGGCGCCTCGGGCACATCGGCGAGACGCTGCTAGCAGAGCACGTCAACAGAGCAGTCGGCGTCCGGACGCAAGGCACGTTCGTAGTCAGTTCACAAAAGTCACCGGGCCCAATTGAGCTGTGCCGCTGCATGATATTTGCCGCAGCGCTCGCTTCTAAGCCTCAGTCAAATGTCAAGAAAGCGATGATGGGCGCCGGATAGTTGCAAATGCAACAACCTTGCTGTACTGTGTCCGCTGGATGGGTCTGTTCAATCGTCGCGTTACCGCTCCCGCTATGGGTCAAGCGCCAGTCAAAGCCGCCGCCGGCGCTTCTCAAGTCGGCTCATTTATCAACTACACGACAAGCTTTACCCTTGAGCGCGCTTTATCGGTGCCAACAATTGCCCGAAGCGTTGCCCTCATTTCATCCATGATCGGCACCCTTGAGCTCAAGCAATTCACGCGACGTTGGAACGGCGACGAATATGACCGCGTCTACCTTCCGCAAGAAACTTGGATGGACAGACCAGACCCCAAAGTGACGCGCAACTTCATTATCTCAAACACCGTCCAAGACATGATGCTGTACGGACGCGCATTTTGGTACGTGACAACCCGCTACTCAAACGGCTTTCCAGCGTCTTTCACTTGGCTGCCAAACGCCAACGTCAGCACACCGAACCAGCAAGGCCCACAATTCTTTGGAATGCCCGACACGATCGAATTTAACGGCCTTGACCTTGACGTGAATAATGTCGTTACGTTCCTATCGCCATTCCAAGGCATCGTGTACAGCGGAGCACGCCATATCAACATGGCTGTTCACTTCGATCAGGCCGCAGACAAGTACGCCAGCCTCGAGACCGTCCCCGGCTACTTGCAGCAACGCGGCGGCGAAACAATGAGCGGTGCTGAGCTCAGCGAACTTGCGTCATCATGGGCCGCAGCTCGTAAAGCCAACGCTATCGGTGCACTCAACGACCTCGCCGAATTTGTCGAATACAAAAAAGACCCCAGCGAAGTTGTCGCTGACATGCGACGCTTCGAAGCGCTTGAGCTGTCACGTCTGTGCAACATCCCCGCCTACCTCGTGTCGGCACCAGTCGAAGGCGCGTCGTTCACCTATCAGAACGCGACACAAGCCCGCCAAGACCTTTACCTCTTTGGCGCTCGCCCCTTTATTGACGCCATCGAAGAAACTCTTTCGCTCGACACCATCCTGCCCCGAGGCCGCTACGTCGAATTTGACATAGATGAATACCTCGAAGAAAACGCCATGACAGAACTACCGGGTGCACCTAGCGCGCCGGAAGGAGACGACCAAGATGATTCGCTTTAATGCTGATCCTGAGCTCATCATCGCCCAATCTGGCGACGAAGCTCAGCCCGCCAAGATTGCTGGCATCGCTGTCCCTTGGGAACCAGTAAGCGCCACAGTGTCAGACGGCACCCGCGTCGCTTTCAAGCGCGGCGCTTTCGACGTCAACGCGAAGGCCGCCAAACTTGTCGAGAATCACGACCTCACACAACTTCGCGGCACCGTCACCGTCAGCGACGGCGAAGAAGGCCTAGAATTTGAAGCGACGTTTGCGAACACTGCCGCTGCACGTGACGCAATCGAATTGGTGAAAGCAGGCGCTTACGATTCCGTCAGCGTGGGCGCTAACCCCATTAAGTACAAGTACGACAAGAACGGCACGATGATCGTGAGCGAAGCTCAACTTATCGAATTGTCGCTCGTCGCAGTGCCAGCCTTTTCGCAGGCTGTCATTACCGAAATCGCAGCTTCCGCTGAGGAAGATGCATCAGAAACGACACAAGAAGGAGAAACCCAAGTGTCAGAAAACATCACCGTCGAGGCAGAAGCCCCGACAACCATTCCAACCCAGCCGATCTACGCGGCTGCGGCTCGTCCGTTCGTCATGCCATCGGCTGCCGAATACATCTCGAAGTTCCTGCAAGGCGGCTCGGAGTGGGCAGAGTTCGACGCACGTTTGCGCGCAGCTGCGCCTGACGTGACCACGACCAGCAACGACGGAGTGCTTCCAAAAGTGTTCGTGGAGCCTGTCTACAATTCGCTGCGAGGCATTCGCCCAGTCATCGACGCAATTGGCACTAAGGCCATGCCGCAAGCTGGCAAAATCTTCATCCGCCCGGAAGTCACCACCCACACAACCATCGGTGCCAGCAACGGCGAAAACGTCGCGCTTGACGCAGGACAATTTATTGTGTCCGAAAATCAGGTCACAAAAGGCGTCTACGGTGGCTATGTCAAAGTGTCTGAAGAAGTCATGGACTGGTCGCAGCCAGAAATCGTGCAGCTAATCATCGACGACATGAGCCGCGAATACGCAAAGCAGACCGACAACGTCGCAGCTGACAACCTCGTTACCGGCGCCTCAACCACCACGAACTTCACCGTTGCGGACATTGCAGATCCGAAGGAATGGGCTCGCTGGATGTACACCGCTGCAGAAGGAATTCTGCAGAACACCCAGTACCTCCCAAGCCATCTTTTCTTGTCCGCAAATATGTGGCGAGCATTGGGATTGCTCAGCGACGCTTCAGACAGGCCGCTTTTCCCGCAAGCTGGCCCAATGAACGCATTCGGAGCGATGAACCCTGCAGGCACACAAGCCAGCGCATTTGGATTCACCGTCGTCGTCGACGCCAACTTTGCAAATGACACTGTCATTATCGGAGTTCCCGACGGCTACGAAATCTTCGAGCAGCAGAAGGGCGCCATCAGCGCCGAGGCAAACGACGGCTCACTCAGCCGAACCATTGCTTTCCGGGGCTACCTCGCCACCCTCATGATCGAGGCTGGCAAGTTCCGCAAGGCCGCGTTCGTCTGATCTAGACGCTGACGACTAACGGAGGAGGTGAGAAGTGACCACGCCAACATTCCCCATCGCAATCGACAAAACCATTACGAACATTGAGGCAACGTCTGGCACGTTCACTCTCACCCTCTCCGACGTCAACGGCTTGCTCGTGGGCTCCACCGTCGATATCGGCGGCCTGCCCACAGCAGCTTGGAACACTCTTGGCGAAACACTCACAGCAGTCAACGCCACAACTAAAACAGTGCAATACACGCACGGCAATTTCACCGTCGCTTCGCAGGAAGTGTGGGGACAACTGCACGTCGAGACGACTTGGGCAAGCGTCACCGACGTTCAGAACTTCCTAGGCTTCACTGCAAGCGGCGATGAATTGACATTCCTCACTACATGCACCGACGCAGCTAATGATCGCTGCTGGTACTACCGCGCTCGAGCAGGCTACGAAGACCATCCCAACGTGTCCCCCGGCTCAGACGTCAAACTCGCAGTCATCCTCTACGCCTCTGGTGCCTACCGCGAACGCGGCTCAATCGACTCATTTGCTTCATTCGATTCGATGACCGTGTCCGCGCCCACAAACGCGACACTAGGCCGCGTCCTACAGCTTTTAGGCTGCAAACGTCCACAGGTGGGCTAATGGCAGCCACCGGCATTTTCGCAGAGACAATCACCAATATTGCGGGCATTCTGACAGCGCT